AAGGGTGGTATGATATGGATAAGGATAAGAGAGGTGAATGTGGTAAGTTAGGTCATGAATTTGTTATGAGCGATGATGCTATGATGTCAGCTACTGCTATGTCTAATCTTTTTATAGAGCATATGGATACAGCATTTGATAAATGGACACCACGTAAACGTTATACAATTTTTGAAGGATAGGAGTTAGAATGAAACCGTTAATGTTAATTACAGCACCCGTTGCTACTAGAAGTGGATATGGTTCACACAGTAGAGACTTAGTTAGGAGTCTCATATCAATGGATAGATTTGATATAAGAATAAACTCTATGAAATGGGGTAATTGTCCTATGAACGCATTGGATGATAAAAATCCAAATGATAAAATGATAATTGATAAAATTATTTATACTAATAATTTACCAAGACAACCTGAGATACATATTCAGATTAGTGTTCCTAATGAATTTACACCGATAGCTAAATATAATATTGGTATAACTGCTGGTATAGAAAACACAGCACCAGCAGCAGAGTGGATTCAAGGAATAAACAGAATGAATATGAATATTGTTCCCTCTAAATTTGTAAAAGAAATATTTCAAAGAGTATCTTATGAACAGATTGACGAAAGAACAAAACAAAAAACTGGTGAGTTAAGAGTAACTAAACCAATAGAAGTTTTGTTTGAGGGTTTGGATACCAATGTTTATAAAAAAACAAATAAAATTTCAGACAATTTTAAATCTGAGATGTCTAATATTAAAGAAAGATTTGTATTTCTTTACACAGGACATTGGCTACAAGGTAACTTAGGAGAAGATAGGAAAGATACAGGTATGTTACTAAAAACTTTCTTAGAAACATTTAAGAACAAACCTAATCCACCAGCGCTTCTTATGAAAACAAGCGGAGCTACATTTTCAATTATTGATAGAAATGAAATTATGGCTAAAATAAAAGAAATTAAGAATAGTGTGGTTGGTAAGTTGCCTCCTGTTTATTTCTTACATGGAGACTTAACAGATGAAGAAATGAATGAAATGTATAATCATCCTAAAGTAAAAGCTCATGTTAGTTTTACGCATGGTGAGGGTTTTGGTCGTCCTTTATTAGAAGCTAGTGTTTCGGAAAAGATAGTAATAGCTTCAAATTGGAGTGGACATTTAGATTTTTTAAATAAAAACAACTCAGTTTTACTACCTGGTAGTTTAACAAAAGTTGCAAATTCATCCCTACCAAAAGAAATGTTGGTTGATGGGGCTCAATGGTTTACTATTAATTATCAATATGCTTCACAGATTATGTTAGATGTATTTAAAAAGAATAGAGAGTACACATTAAAAGCTAAAAAACAGGCTATGCACAATAGAGTAAATTTTTCTATGAATAAAATGAATCTTGAATTTAGTAGAATATTAAATAACTATCTTCCTAAATTTGAAGAGCAGCCGAAAGAAGTTAGTCTGAGATTACCGAAGCTAAAGAAAGTTTCAGAAAAGAAACCAACCGAAATGAAATTACCTAAACTAAAGAAGGTTTGATATGGAATTAAGAACAAAATGTCCTTGTGACTTAGATACACATAATAATTGTTTCGTAGAACAAACAGAAATTGAAGGTGAACCATTTGAATCTCTTATATGTTTCCAATGTGGTATGACATCAAATACTTATCTAGCTTTTGATAGCGAGAAGTTAGAGGAATACACAAAAAGTCATAGTCAGTTGATGAATGATTTAAAAATATTTGATAAAGAAAGGGGTATAGTTTGGTTTCCATCCGTAATCAATATGGGTGAAAAAGGAATAATATATCCTGAGGGGAAAGTTACTGATTGGCATTGGTATTATGCTAAAGTCATAGAAATACCTGAGGATGAAAGAGATAAATATGATGGTCATGAGAAAAGATTAGATGTTGATAACGCTAAAAAGTTTGGTCAGTTTGAATTTATGGAAGCTTGTAAAGCTATGGGTATTGTAAAGGATAATGGCTAAGTTACCGTATAGTTGGAACAAAGTTAGTGCTGGTGATATTATATCATTTATATATCAGAACAGAGAAGGTAGGAGACTTCGTAGAACTATACTTGTATTAGAACCTAAACGTAAGAATCTAATTCACGGTATACAATTAGAAGTATCTAATATGCCAACCAATACGGAGATTAAAAAGATATTAGAGTCTGCTGGAACTACACAAGTAGTTGATGGTGATAAGAAAATATATAGGGTTATGTTAGATGGTAATGCAAAGCAAACTTATACGAAAATGAAAGCTTTAATAAAAAGACATGGTATATACAGAACCTATAGTTTTGACAAAGCTAGGAAAAGTTCAGTATTTTTAGAAGATTTAAAATTACCCGTACAATTTGTTAAGGAATTAAATGAAAATTAGTTATGGTATTACAGTTCACAACGAGGCTGCTGAGTTAAAAAGGTTATTGGATATATTATATAGAAACATAGATGATTCTGATGAGGTTGTTGTTTGTGTTGACGGGGATGATGATGCTGTAAGATTTGAATTAGATGTATACTCTAAAAAGTTTTATGACTCATATAAACCTATAAAAGTTTATCAAAGAAAACTTGAGAGAGACTTTGCTGCTCAAAAAAATTCTATTATAGAAAACTCATTTGGTGATTATATCTTTCATATTGATGCTGACGAGTTTCCAAATGAGATATTGTTACAGCAGCTTAAAGAAATCATACAAATGAATAATGGCGTGGATTTAATTTGGATACCAAGAGTGAATACAATTGATGGTATGAAACAAGAACACATACAAAGATGGGGTTGGAATGTTAGTGAAAAAAGTTGGGTAAACTATCCTGATTATCAAGCAAGGGTATTCCGTAACCACAAAGATATTAGATGGACAAGACCACTACATGAATACATTACAGGTTGTAAAACATATTCACACCTACCACCACACGAAGAGTTGAGCTTATATCACCCAAAAACTATAGAAAAGCAAGAGAAACAAAATATGTTTTATAATAAAAATTTTAGTCCAGAAATGAATGTGAGGTGAAAATGGAAGAACAAATGGTTTTCTTCAGAATAGTTGATAATGCATTATATAGTGCTGGAGATGTTAGTATTTTGGGATTTGAAGAATCTGAGGGTTTGAGAATACCGGATGAATATTTAGATGCTCGTACATTTGTTATTATGAGAATGTGTTTAGGTATAGGAGATTGGGGGGTGGTATCGGCTATGCCAAGACTACTTAAACAAAAGTATCCTGATTGTAAGGTTTATGCACCAACTGCTAAATTACAAAAAAAGATATGTGGTGATATTGGAGATGAGTGGAATAGTTGGAAGAACCCATTTGAAAATGGAGTCAATGTATTTAAAAACAATCCATACATTGATGGGTTTGCAGATTCTGTAAGTGGTGAAATATTTCATGACCACTATAGAGTTTATAATAAAGACAATCCAAATATACCAATGTTAGAACAGATGTTAAGATTCTGGCAATTTGAAGAGGATGAGTGTAATGACTCTGCTCCTGAATTATATTTTACTGAAGAAGAAAAGCAGCTGGCTGATAAAATTATAAAAGAATATGTTGGTGAAGAAGATTATGGTTGTTTACTATTATCAGATAGATATGACTACACAATGGATAAGTTAATGATGGATGTTATAGACCCAAAATTAAAACACTTTTATTGGACGGAGAGACCAATTGAACAGACTTCATTTAATATTTTAAATAAAGCATTGGATATGAGACATATGCCAATTAGAACACAACTTTACATTAGGTCTAAAGCTAAATACAATGTTGGTAATCAATGTGGGACTACACAACTAACAACACGTTATTCCAAAACATACACAGTTCAAAGACAATTTCCCATCGCTCATAACTTTGTACGTGGTGAGACATATTTAAGAAATGACAAAGTAAGAAATTTACTAAACGGCTTACCTGATAAGACAGAATCAAAAACGACTACGAGTTTAAAATTTAAAGCTGATTTTATAGATTTCTTTGATAAAGAAGAATATAAGGATATGAAAGTATTGGAAGTTGGCTCTTCATTAGGACACAGCACAAAAATATTAAGTTATTTATTTAAAAAAGTTATAGCTCTTGATAACCTATATGAGAGGCATGAACAATCCAAAAAATTAAATAGTAAAAGCGATAACATAGAATATGTCGTAATGGATGTGTATAATCAACCTTGGAACTTTGAACATATGGATATTGTATTTATAGATTGTGTTCACGATTATGCTCACATCAAAAGTGATATAGATAACTCTATCAGTAGCTTTGGGAAGGGAACTATAATTGCTTTTGATGATTATGGATTATTTCCTGAACTTAAACAAGCAATAGATGAATATGTTGAAAGAGGTCAATTCAAAGTTCTAAAAAAGATAGGACAATTAAAGGGAACTTTTTACCCAACAACACAGAACAAAATATTAAAAGACTATGAGGGTATAATATGTCAAAGCGTGTAGTTTACACTTCTGTATTCGGTGGATACGATAAGGTTACAGAACAGAGTTCGGATGGCTGGGATTGGAAATGTTTTAGTGAGGACAATAGCTTGTCATTGTATGAGGATAATAACAGAAACGCTAAAAGGTTTAAGGTATTGCCACATAGATATTTACAGGACTATGAGTATAGTATTTTTATAGATGGTAATATGGATGTAAGAGGAAATTTAGATGAGTTGATTGATAAGTATTTAAGTGATTCAAATGTTGCTTTCTTTAGCCATAATAATAATCATTTAGATGCCAGAAATTGTGCTTATCAAGAAGCTCAGACCATACTTGATTTAGGAGCTAAGAATATGAAACTTACACCAGATAGGGGTATGTTAAACTATAAGGATAATCCTAAGATTATTGTTAAACAATTTGAAAGATATGCTAAGTTAGGATATCCTCAGAATAATGGTTTGATTACCGGTATGGTAATTTTAAGAAGGCACAATGAATCTGATTGTATAAAGACAATGGAAGATTGGTGGACAGAAATTAAATATAATAGTAAAAGAGACCAACTAAGTTTTAATTATTGTGCTTGGAAAAACAATCTAAAATTTAATTATATGGATGGTGATTCGAGAGACAACGAATATTTTTACAGAAGTACAAACGCACATATAGGAAAGAAATGAAAAACATAATTTTTATACCTTATATAAAAAGAGAAAAAGATTTAACTGGCGAATCAAGTATAGGACATTCAAACAGGCATCATGGTTATGAGTATGGGATAAACTCTTGGAAAGCTTGGGCTAAAAAGAATGGTCACGAAGTTTATATTATGTCGGACTTACTTTGTCCTGAGTCTGAGATGTTGATAACTTGGCAAAGATGGCAGGTGTTGAATATATTAGAACATAATGAAATAGAATATGACCAAGTATTAGTTGTGGATGCTGATTCTGTAGTTCATCCTGATTGTCCAAACTTTTTTGAGATGACGGATGGTAAATTTACAAGTGTGTTAACTGATGGTGACTTTGAGTGGATAAATAGAGCTATAAACGGATACTCTAAAATGTTTTGGAACAAACAATTTTGTATACCATCATTTGAATTTTTCCAAACAGGCTTTGTTGTTATTAATAAGAATCATAAAGAATTTTTTGAAAAGGTTTTTGATTTTTATGAAACAAACAAAGAAAAGATTATTAAATCTTATGATATTTTGTTAACAGGAAGTGATATATCAATGATGAATTGTATGAGAAAAGAATTTGGTGTGGAGTTAAATCTGTTACCAAGACAATTTGGTATGATGGATATGATTAGAAAACAATTATTCTTTTATCATCCCAACTGCTATTGGGAAGATAGCTTAACTCACCTTTACAATTCAGCTTGGGTATACCAATTTAATGCTATACCACCAAGCGATATGGGTAGGGATAGAACATATTGGATGAAAAGAGTATATGAGGAGTTATACAATGGGTAAAAAATTATATGTTGACATAGATTTAACTATCTGTTTTTATGATGATTGGAAAGGTGATTATAATGAAGCTGAACCCAGTCATGAAAATATAGCTAAGATAAATAAGTTGTATGAGGATGGTAATGATATAACATATTGGACTGCTAGAGGTTCTACATCAGGTAATGACTATTATCAATTAACTAAAAAACAATTAGATAGTTGGGGTTGTAAGTACCATAAATTAATCACAGGTGAAAAACCATATTATGATTTATTAATATGTGATAAGACTAAAAGAATTGAGGAAATATAATGAAAACAATAGTACTGGCAGCTGACCACAATGGTGTAGAATTAAAAAAAGTATTGTATGAATATTTAAAGGATAATGGTTATAGTTGTATAGACTTAGGGCCTGATGGTAGTAATAGTGTAGATTATACAGATTATGCCTATCAGTTAGGTAGTATAGTTGATAAAAAAGACGCTGATTTTGGTATACTTATATGTGGAACTGGTGTTGGTATGAGTATAGCAGTTAATAGGTTTAAAAATGTAAGAGGCTCGTTGGTTCATAATTTAGAAACAGCACCACTAACTAGAGAACACAATGATTCAAATGTTATATGTCTTGGTTCTTGGATAACAACCGAAAAACAGTCTTTACAAATAGTTGATTCTTGGATTTCAACTCCATTTGGAGAAGGTAGGCATGTTAAGAGGGTAGAGAAGATTTCAGAACAAAAACCTAATAAAATTGTTTTTACCAATGGGTGTTTTGATATATTACATACAGGACATATAGGTTTACTACAGTTTGCTAAAACATTCGGAGATAGATTAATTGTTGCTATAAACTCTGATGACTCTATTAAAAAGTTAAAAGGTGATGATAGACCAATTAATTCTGAAAATGACAGAAAGGCAGTTATACAAGCTCTTGATTGTGTTGATGAGGTTGTTATTTTTGATGATATTAATCCAAAAAGTATTAGAGAAAGTGTTAATCCTGATGTCGTAGTCAGAGGTGGTGAATTTACTGCTGATGAGATAAGGGAAAGGGATGATATAAATGAAGATGTAATCATAAAAATATTTCCAATAGTAACGGATAAATCTACTACAGATGTTATAGAAAAAATAAAGGGATATAATGATTAATAACAAAAAGGTTCTTGTGATAGGAGATGTCATATTGGATGTTTGGACTTATGCTAAAGCTGTAGGTTTATCATTAGAAACTCCCACATTAAAATCCAAACTTATAGAAAAGAAACATACGTTTGGTGGTTCTGCAAATGTTGTCAGTAATCTAAAAGAGCTTGGAGCTGATATAACTTTCTTAACTTTGCTTGGAGATGATGAGTATACAAAAACCTATGAATCTATAAAGGATATTAAACTACACAGTGTGGTTGAAGATGATAGAAAAAATACTATTAAAGAAAGGTTTTGGATTGAAAGGGGCGGCTCTAATTACAAACATTTACAGGTAAATGTAATAGATAATAAATCTATAAAGAAAGAATCAATAGATAAGATGATTAAAAATATAGAGGATACATTAGATGATAAATTCGATGTTGTAATGTTGATAGATTACAGACATGGTTTGTTCACAAAAGATTTTTTAAATAGATTGATGCCTGTTCTAAATAAAAAATCAATACCAATAGTTGTTAGTTCACAGATATCAGATTATGGTAGGGGACTAGTTTCAAATCATATTAATTTTAAAGGTGCTGATTTAATCGTTATGAATAAATTAGAAGCTGAATTTAATTTAGGTAAAAATCAATCTATAGAAGATTTACCGCAAATATTTGGTTGTGATATTTGTGTTACAAGTGGCAGGGGTGGTTCTACTTTATTTATGGGTGGTGAGAAATATCATAGTGAAGTTATAGACATTGAAGAGGTAGACCCATGTGGTGCTGGGGATAGTTTTATTTCTGCCTTATGTTTAACAAATTGGAAAGAGTCTCCAGAAGATTCACTATTTATTAGTAATTGTTGGGCTGGACTGTCTGTTGAAAATCACGGAACAATCTGTCCGAAGAAAAAACAACTAAAATATTATTTGGAGAATATCTAATGAATGTGTACGATGGATATAAAAAAATATGTGAAAGTGGTTTGGTAATTGGTTCTTGGGGAAATGTCAGTTTTAGAAGTGATACTAACAAAGATTTAGTTACTATAACACCATCAGGAGTTCCTGTTCAAGATTTAGGATGGAGTGATTTAGTTACGGTTGCTATGTCAAATAAAGAAAAATACCAAATCGAATCTGAATACAAGCCGTCAGTAGACACGGACATACATTTAGAAATATACAAAGGATTTGATGGTGTTACGAGCGTAGTACATACTCACTCTGAATATGCTACTATATTTTCACAATCTAAACTACCAATACCTTGTGTGGGAACAACACATTCTGATTACTTTTATGGTGAAATTCCAGTAGTAAATGATTTAACCAAAAATGAAATAGACAATGACTTTGAAAAGAATAGTGGTAAGTCTATAGTAAACTTTTTTAAAGAAAATAAGATAAATCCATTACATATGAAAGCTGCTCTTTTACCAAGTCACGGGCCAGTAGTGTGGGGTGAGTCTATAATAGATGCTGTAGAAAATGCTATAGTTTTAGAACACGTTGCTAAGTTAGCTTATCGTACTTGTATACTTACCGATGTTAAAATGGATACCAATTTAATTGACAAACACTTTTTTAGAAAACACGGAGAAAATAGTTATTATGGACAATAAAGAAATTGAATATGGGATAACAGATATTCCACCGATAGAGAAACCAATAAAAAGTATTGATAAATATTGGGGACATATGGACACGCTATTTGAAACAGATGATTATAGTGTAAAAAAGATTTTTATGAGAAAGGGTTCACAGAGTAGTTTAGAATATCACGTAAAAAAAGTTGAATCATACTATATTGATTCAGGTTTGTTAAAAGTTGGTTTAAGAGTTGGAAGAGCTAAAAACAAATCTATCATACTACAAAAAGGTGATGTATTTCACATAAAACCAGGTTTAATGCATATGAGAATGGCATTAGAGGACACAGTAATAATAGAAGCTTCCACTAAAGATGATGATGGAGATTCACACTTAGTGGAAGATGGACACAGTTATAAATTCATAGAAGATAAGGAGTAATTATGGAATTTTTTATAGATACAGCTAATTTAGAACATATCGAAGAAACATTAAAAAAAGGGTTTGTTAGTGGTGTTACTACGAATCCATCATTAATGTCAAAAGAACCGAAATCAGATTTCATAAAACATATTGATAAAATTACAGAAATTTGTGAGGAGTATGATAACGTTCCATTAAGTGTTGAGGTATTTGCAGAAAAGCCAGCTGAGATGTATTCACAAGCATTAGAAATATATGATGCATTAGAATATGAAAATTTAAATATTAAAATACCTGTTGGTTATGAAGAACTTGAAGTGGTTAGTAAATTACACAAAGAGGATATTGATGTAAATGTAACTTGCTGTTTTACTGAAGCTCAGATGGAGTTAGCAGCATTGGCTGGGGCTAGATACGTTTCACTATTTTATAATAGGTTATTAGACTATGGTGGAAATCCATTGAAAGTTCTTACAAATGTAAGAAATAATTTTGATAAAAATAATATAAATTCTGAAATTATAGTTGGTAGTATAAGAAAGGAAAGGGATATAGTGCAGTCTTGGGCAGCTGGTGGTCACATTGTTACTGCTGGTTACAACTTATTTCCAGGCATCTTAGAACATCCAATGACAGACTATTCAGTAAAGGGTTTTTTAAGTGATTTCAAAGACTGGCTCGTGTAAGAAGTTCAAAGGTGATAGGCCCTGTGAATATTATTGGTTAGATAGAAAGCATGACTGTTGGGATAGTAACAGTCCTTACTACGAAAAATACTCACATAGAATATTACTGATAAAATTAGATGCTTTGGGTGATGTTATAAGATGTACACCCTTAGCAGAGGGAATTAAAAAGAAATATCCGAATTGTAAGCTAATTTGGTTAACTCAACCTCAATCTATTTTTTTCTTAAAAGGTAATAAGTTTATTGATGAAGTGCTTTCATACAATGATGAGACTGTAAGGGCATTACAATGCCAAGAGTTTGATACAATAATAAATTTAGACAAAGATTCAAAAGCAACATCTATGATTACATTATTTAATTCAAATGATAAGCGAGGTTATGGTTTATCTACCGATGGTTATCCTTTCCCTCTGAACGATGGAACTAAATATCACTATGATATTTGTCTAGACAATTGGGGAGCTAAACAAAGTAATACAAAGACTTATCAAGAAATGATATTTGAGGCTTCTGAGTTAGAGTTTGATAATGAGAGAATGATTGTTAACTTGGATGATTCTAAGTATAAACAATTTGAGTCTAAGTTCTGTAAAGAGAATAATATTACATCAGCTGATAATCTAATTTTACTAAACACCGGATGTGGTCCTGTGTTTCCACATAAAAAATGGACATATGATGGTTACGAAGAATTAATTGGTGACTTACTAAAAGATTCAAATAATAAGATAATATTAGCTGGTGGTCAAGATGAAATAAGAAGAAATTATAAACTATCAAATTCATATACATCTGATAATATTATTAATACTACAGACAAATACACAATAGAAGAGTTTTGTTTTTTAGTAAACTTATCTAAGGTAGTTGTTACAGGTGATACGATGGCTTTACATCTAGCCATTACATTTAAAAAGAACATCATTACCTTTTATGGACCTACACCTTATCAAGAAACAGATTTGCTTGGTCTTGGAAAAAAGTTTGTCAGAAAGGAATTGGATTGTTTAAGCTGCCACGACCAATTCCCTTGTCCGTATGATGGTAAGTGTATGACTTTGATTAAATCAAAAGAAGTTAGTCAAGAAATTAAAAAAATATTGTATTAAAGAATAGTTGTATATATTTATATATAAATAAGGAAGTTATAAATGGAATTAGAAATAATATTTGCAGAGTTTGGTTCTAATAGAAATAACAATAATAATTTAAAATTTGGTGGAATGGGTAGATTGGATCCAACATACTTATCGGTTAAAGAACAATTTCCTAATGCTAAACTTACATTATATACTGATTGTCCTGAAATAGGTGATGATTATGATGATGTTGAAGTTAGGGTTGTAGATGTGGAAAACGATAGCCCTTTCTCTAAAAGTCATTCATATTGGGGATGGTTTTGCTGTGACTATTATGAGGTATGTGGGTTACTTGAATCAAAGGCTGATATTGCTATATCTATGGATTCGGATTTGATGTTTGCATCCGATGAGGTAAAAACTTTACTACCTATCACTAAAAAGTTTGGAGTATGTGTTCCTACCAATGAAAGACAATTAGTAAAGGTTGATGGTATTCATACTCGTGGAAACAATGGTGACTATTACTTAGATGAGGATGAGAGTAGGGGTAATTTATTAACTTATGATTTGTGGTGGACTAGTTTTGATACAACAAATAAAAGAGCTAGGAAATATTTAGAAGAATTAAAATTACAGATGTCTGAAAAACATCCCAATGTTAGAGCACCATTACATATGAGTAGAGCTGCTTGGGAATCTGGAATAAATCCATATTCAATGCCGATACAATGGGGAGTTGGTAGTGGACATATAGGTTGTGGTAATGAGATAATATTACATGTTGGTCATACAAATGTTCAAGACCATTATTTAGAGAGGAGAATAGATTAATGAAAATAGTAGGGTTTCACAGCGGACATGATTCAGCTTATAGTATATTAGAAGATGGTATACCAACAATACACAATGAATTGGAAAGATTTAACAGAAGAAAAAACTCAGTTGCTAATTCAATACAATTCTTTTTAGATAATGAAAATGATTTAGATGATATAAAATATATGGTGACACATCGTACTGGTGGTATGGTTGATAACAAATATATGGATTCTTTCAATAGATGTCAAGAGATAATTGAAAAAAATGGTGGAGAACTTTATATCATAGGTCACCACCAATCTCATGCAGCTAATGCTTTTTTTACTAGCGACTATGAAGAGGCATTGATTGTTACAATTGATGGTGGTGGTATTGACAATGGAGATGGCTCGTTACATAATAAATCTGATATTGATACGATTAAAAATGCTTTGGTAACCTGTACTACTTTTTGGAGTGGTAAGGGAAATAAAATAAAACCATTAGAAATAATTCCAAATGGAGCTATAAATTTAGGAAAAGATTGGTCTATGTGTACAAGTAAAATATTTGGTCTTGGAACTTGGAGAGACCCAAGAGGAGACCAAGCAGGTACTGTAATGGGAATGGCTGCTTTGGGGAATCCAGAAAAGTATATGTCTTACTTTGAAAATAAACTAACAGATGGTTTATTTGGTGGAGATGGCGCAGGTTCGATAGACTTTGATTATCTAAAAAAAGAAGCTGATAAAGAAGAACAGAATAGGTTTGACATATCAGCCTCTCTACAAAAAGAAACAGAGAAAGTTATCAGAGCCTTATTAACTCCATACATCGAAGAACACAAACCAAAAAACCTATGTCTATCAGGTGGGGTAAGTCTTAATTGTGTATCTGTAGGTAAGATGTTAGATTGGTTTCCTGGTATAAATATATTTGTAGATCCAATACCATATGATGCTGGATTATCTTTAGGTTCTTCTAGATATGTATGGCATCATATATTAGATAATCCAAGAATAAAAGATACGCCACAGAATTGGAGTCCATATTTGGGTTATACATATTCAGAAAGTGAGGTTGAGGCTGCTATAAAAGAAAGAGAAGATGAAATTGAAGTCATAGGGGCTGATGATGATTATGTAGTACAAACAATGATTAATAAGAAAATAATATCGGTATTCGGTGGTGGTTCGGAATCGGGTAGAAGGGCTTTAGGTAATAGAAGTATTTTAGCTGACCCGACACACGCAGAAACAAAAGATATAGTCAATGAAAGGGTTAAACATAGACAATGGTTCAGACCATTTGCTCCATCGGTACTGAGGGATTATGTTAAGGATTGGTTTGTTCATGATGCTGACAGTCCGTATATGAATTTAGCTATGAAATTTAAAGAGGGTATGTCTGAAAAAGTTCCAGCAGTAGTTCACTTCGATGATACGGCTAGATTACAAACTGTCAGTAAGGAAGATAATGAATGGTATTATAATTTCATAGATAAGTTTAGAGAAAGGACTGGTGTTCCAATAGTTCTTAACACAAGCTTTAACGATAGAGAACCTATAGTAGAAACTCCAGAACACGCATTGGATTGTTTTTTAAGAACTAATATAGACTATCTATACTTTAGAGACTATGGTATTTTGGTGAGTAAAGCATGGAAAAAGTAGCAGTAATAGTGGAGACAAGAAAACACATGGCTCTTCCATTTGTATTGAGTAATGTTATGTCTATTCTACCAGATGAGTGGAAGTTACAGATATTTCATGGCTCTAATAACTACGATTATATTAATGATATTATGTTTGATGATGATTTTTTGAGTAATGTCAAAAAGAAAACAACATTTACTAATCTTAATATAGAGTCAATTAGTGCTGATGATTCTAGCTTAGAGATTATGTTGACAGAAGATTTTTGGAATAAGGTGGTTGGTGAAACTGTATTGTATTTTGAATGTGATTCGATGCTATGTACTAATTCAGAATACAATGTTAAAGACTTTGAACACTTTGATTATATCGGTGGATGGTGGGGTGGTAGCTTTAATCCTAGATCTATTGACGAATCTTATGATAGAGTTATGAATGGTGGGTTGTCAATTAGAAAGAAAAGTTTTATGTTGGATATAATTAAAAACGAATTACAGCCATATTTAGATAGGGGTGGAAATCCTTGTGAGGATTACTTTGTAACAGATAGGATAAGGACTAAACCAAAGGTGAAAGATGTGATAAGCTTTTCAATAGATAATGGATACATTAATCCATTAGATGATAAAGCACCATTTGGATTACACAAACCATGGGGAGTGAATCCAGCAAAAGGTCATGGTAGATATTATGAAGATATAAAAAGAGTGTGTAAGGATGTTGAAAAATTGGAGATGTTAAATGGCTTATAGAAATGGTGAGACAATGAGATTGGAAGAGGTTAATGACTCATTTGGAATTTACCCAAACGCTATATTAGATATAGGAGCCCATTCTGGACAGTTTCATAGTTGGGCTAAAAGGGTTTGGTCAGATGTGGGTATTTTTATGATAGAATCTAATCCATTACACGAGAGTGCTTTAGATAAACTAGCCATGATGAATGGTGATAAGTATTTAATAGCTGCTGTAGGTGATGAAGAAAGAGAGGTTATTTTCTACACCAGAACCGACAAACCACATACGGAGGGTAATTCCTATTACAAAGAATATAATTATTGGGATATACCACAATTGGTACAAGAAAGTAAAGTAACCTTACAGAAGTTAGATAATCTATTTGAGGATGATGCAGTATTTGATTTAATAAAGTTAGATACCCAAGGTTCTGAGATAGATATATTAAAAGGTGGTAAAAATTTAGTTAGTAAAGCTAAAGCAGTTATATTAGAGGTTTCTTTTATTGAACATAATATAGGTGCACCAACAGATAAAGAAACCATAGACTATATGAATGGGATTGGTTTTGAAGAACGTATTAGTATCGGCGAACACTATGATAAAGATATAGTGGTTCAGAAAGATTTACTGTTTACAAATAAGGAGTTAGTTAGATGAAGAAAGAGTTTTTAGATTTAGGTAGACAGCCTATAGCAAATAAGTTTTTAAAAGAGGATGAAATTAATGATGAGTTCTTCTTTGATTTAAAGGTAGTTTTTGATGAGGAAACTAAGTTAGTTTCTATGAAAGACTTTGTTAAGCCAGAGTTAATGTTCAATGAGGATTATAAATACAACACATCATTATCTACACCGATGGTTAATCATTTTAGACAGACTGCCCAAATGTTAGAGAATAGGTTTCAACCAAAGAAAGTTTTGGAGATAGGTTCTAATGATGGTCCTTTCATAAGTAATTTTCCAAAAGATTCTTCTATATGTGTAGAACCTTGTGATAACTTTGCTAAAATCACAGGTGATATGGGATACAAAACTAGCACAGAGTTTTGGACAGCAGAACTTTCTGAGAAGATTAAAGACAATGATGGTAAAATGGATTTAATTTACTCTGCTAATTGTATATGCCACATTCAAGACTTAGATGATTGTTTTAGTGCAGCTGCTAACTTACTGAGTGACAAAGGTGTATTTGTATTTGAAGATCCATCATTACTTAAAATGTTGGAGAGAGGTTCTTATGACCAAATATATGATGAGCATGCGCATGTATTTTCTGTGACGGCTTTGGATAATATTTTGAAGAAGAATGGTTTAGTAATGTTTGATGTAGATAATTTATCAGTTCATGGTGGTTCAAACAGAATATATGCTAAAAAACCAAACACTCCATCGGACAACACCATATCACCTAATGTTTACAACAACCTAAAAGAAGAAGAAACATTCGGTGTCGGTAATTTTCAGACTTATGAAATATTTGCTAATAGAGTTAAAGAGTCTAAAGATACATTGTACAGAAAGTTAACTAATTTAAAACATAATGGTAAAAGGATAGTCAGTATAGGTGCTACATCTAAATCCACAACAGTATTTAACTATTGTGGTATTGATGGTTCTGTAATTGATTGTATTACAGATACTACACCTGATAAGCAGGGGTTGTTAGCTCCAGGTAGTCACATACCTGTAGTTGATAGAGATTCTGTGGACTTGAATGATTACGATTACGCTTTCTTAGGTGCTTGGAATTTTAAAGATACCATAGCAAACAAAGAACGAGATTTTATAGAAAGTGGTGGTAAATTTATTACACACGTACCACAAATAATGGTATTTTCATAAGGAGAGTGATATGTATTACAACGAGGATGACAGAGCTCAAAGGTTATTGGATGTTTTTGAAGTTATAGATGGACAAATAAATGTTTCATACGTTAATAGTACAGAACACATTGTCGCTTGGCATAAACACGATATACAATCAGATTATTGGACTTGTATCAAAGGTTCTTTTAAGGTGGGGATGGCTACCGAAGAAGATGGATGTGATTTTGTATATCTATCAGATAAAGAACCAAGAGTTATTGAAATGAAACCAGGAGTCTATCACGGATATAAGGCATTGGAGCCAGGTTCTATATTACTCTATTATCTAACAGAGAAATATAATCCAGATGATGAGTTTAGAGTTCCAGTAGGACATTTTGGTGAGGAGTGGACAACGGAGAATAAATGACAACAATTGAAGATGTTAAAAGAATTAATTTAAAGTTTTTTGATGAGCCGGATGGTAGGTTAACGCCGATTGAATTTGATAAGGATATACCATTTGAGGTAAAAAGAATGTTCTATGTGTTTGGTGTACATAATCAGAATGATAGAGGAAAGCACAGTCACTTTACAACCAAACAGCTTTTAATTTGTATTAATGGTGCTATCGATGTAAAATGTGATGATGGAATGGGTGGTGTTGAAAATTGGCAGCTTAATCAACCTTGGAAAGCTTTATATATACCTGAAATGATATGGGATGAACAGGTTTATATGAGCAAAGATTCTGTTTTGTTGGTTTTAGCAAACACAAACTACGATTCAACTGATTATATTGAGGACTATAATAGATTTAAGGAGATAAAAAATGGGATTACTAAATGATTTAACTGTAAAATATGATGTTGATGCTTTAGAGTTAGGTTATACACAACACTATGAACAATTGTTGAGTGAGGTTAGGAATGATTTTACTAAAGTTTTAGAGATTGGAGTGGAGACAGGAAGGTCTCATAGGTTGTGGTTAGAATATTTTCCTAATGCTAAAATATATGGTATGGATGTGTTTAATGAGTTGGATAGGTCTGGTTATGTAGAAGAGTTTAATAGATTACAAAGGGGTAATCCATATTTAGATAGGTCTGTTTTATTTAAAGGAGACCAAGCAAACGTTAGTGATTTGAATAGATTTAAAGAAGAGTATGGTAATAATTTTGATATGATAATAGACGATGGTGGTCATACAATGGAGCAAATGCAGGTATCATTAAATCACTTATGGGATTCTGTAAAGCCAGGCGGTGTTTATGTCATAGAAGATTTACACAGCTGCAGTGGACAATGGCCTACCTTATATGGTTATGAGGTTATAAAAGAAGGAGATACTATAACTACAGATTTATTAAAAAGTTTAGAAAATGGTGATGATAAAGTTACAGAAACAAATTATGTACCAGCTGATATGATAACTAAAATTAGAAATGAAATGGAGTGGTGTCATACTAAAATCGGTGCCGAATCTTATAGGAATTATATATGGCCGACAACAATATCTTTTATAAGGAAAAAAATGTGAGAGTAAAATCAATTGATAAACCATATCCAGCTATAACAATAGAAAACTTTCATCCATCAGAACCAATGGTAAGAGCAGCTGCTGAGAGTTTTGATGATGTAGAGGATTGGGTTAAGTATGGTGGGGATGATGCTGGACAAATTCAGTATTGTTCTAAATTAGGTCGTGAGAATGTACCAGCACCTGCATTACTTATGCTAGACTACATAGCAACACATTGTAATCCTGATATGATGATGGGATTCGATACTAAATGTTTTCCCGATATGTCTCACTATGGTGGTGGTATGATGATTACACCCAATAGAAATGGAGAGGGTGGTTACTTAGGAATGCATGTTGATGCCAGTCACCACGGAATACATAACAATTGGAAAAGGGAGTTTAGTGCTATACTCTGTCTATCAGAAAAGTATGATTCTTCCTTTGATTTAAGAATACATAATGGAAAAGAACATGGAACTATACCATATAAATTTAATCAATTAAATGTATTCAAATGTTCTGAAAACTCTTGGCATGGTTTACCTGAAATAACAAAGGGTATGAATAGAAAAACATTAGGAGTTATGTTTTGGTCTAAAGATGAGAAAGGCAATCAAATAAAAGCTAAATTTAATAATAATTTGGAGTTCAGTTGAGAATATTAATTACAGGTGGGGATGGTGAATTTTGTAAACATTTAGTTGAAGAAGGAAAGGACTGTACATTCCTAACACCAACCAAAAAAGAAGCTGATATAAGACACTATTGGAACTTAGACTCTTACTTTTATTTACATCAAAATGAATTTGATTATGTTATTCACGCAGCTGCTATTACAAGACCAATGGTTATTCACGAGGATAATCCCACTTTGAGTATAAAAACAAATATAATCGGTACTTCTAATGTTGTATTAATGTGTGAAAGATATAACAAAAAGATAATTTATATTTCAACAGACTACGTTTATGAAGGAAAGCATGGTAACTATAATGAATCAAACCCTATGAAGCCATTTACTAAATATGGTTGGTCTAAATTAGGTGGTGAGTGTGCAGTACAAATGTGTGATAATCATTTGATACTTAGAATGGCTATGAATAAAAAACCATTTCCACACCCAAAAGCTTTAAAGGATATGAGAAAGAGTTTGATGTACATCGAAGATGCAGCTAAAGCTACATTAAAGTTATTGAATGAGAATGGTATAATAAATGTTGGTGGTAAGTCTCAATCCGTTTATGATTTTGTAAAAGAAGAGAATGTAAACATTGAACCTATTTATCTGAAAGATATATCTGATGTCAATATGGCAACAGATTGTTCTATGGATACAACAAAAATGGAAAAGATTACTAAATGATACAGCTATTTAATATAAATAATCATACAATAGATACATCTGAATTTTCTAATATGTTACACGACGATATAGTAATTCAGTATGAAAAGAAAATTGCTGACTATGTGGGTGCTAAATATGCTTGTGCTATTAATAGTGCTACTAACGCTATATTCTTAATAATGAAGATGGAAGAATATATGAATCCTCGCACAGTCAAAATACCAAGTATAATTCCGCCTGTGGTTGCTAATGCTATAATAACAAGTGGTAATAGAGTAGAGTTTACTGATGATGTAAAATGGGTTGGTGATTCTTATATTCTACACAAATTCAGAACATATAAGGTGGTTGATTCAGCTCAAAAATTAGAACCAAATCAATTTAGGAAAGAGTGTAAACCAAATGATTTAATGATATTCAGTCATTACCCAACTAAACCTTTAGGTGGTGCCGATGGTGGTGTAATAGTAACAGATGATTATAAAAAATATAAATGGTTTAAACAAGCAGTTTTAAATGGAACTACATTTTCTAATAATAATTGGGAAAGGGGAATATCTTTTCCTGGCTATAAATTCTATATGAGCTCCATCCAAGCTAAAATTATAATGAATAATTTTGAACACTATGATAAAAAAATAAGTACTTTGGATAAACTGGTTGATATATATAACAAAGAGCTAGGTTATAAAAATACTAGTAAACATCTGTATAGGATAGAGGTTGTGAATCAAGAAAAATTTATCGATGATATGAAAAGAGCTGGGATAGTTTGTGGTATACATTATCCAGCATTACATCTTAATTCCACTTATAATGATGGTAAGAAAATTAATTTACCAAAATCAGAAAATGTTGAGAAACATACTGTTTCACTACCGATGAATGAAAAAATATCCTTTATTGAATTAGAATATCTTATTAGTAAAGTTAAGGAGAATATGTAATGAGTTCAATGAACTATCCAGAACACGGTAAATATGAATGGCTTCCAATACTATATGATTTTGTAGTTACATTAAAACCAAAAAGAATAATAGAATTTGGTCCTGGTTCAGGCTATACCACAATATGTATGGCTAAGGCTCTAAAAGAAAATAATATAGATGGACACATTAAGTCTTATGATATATGGGATGATGAGTATTGGGGAAAACAAGTAAGTACTCAAGCTCAATATTCAGCTTGGGGTGTGGAAGATTCCATAACATTAAATAATTTAAATTTCTTTGAATGGATAGAGGAGCCGGAGGAATTTGATTTACTTTATTTTGATATAAATAATACTTCTGAAAAATTGATGAAATTATATGATAAAGTTAAAAACCAAATAGACAGTGGCTCGGTTGTATTCTTTGAAGGTGGTTCTCAAATTAGAGATGAATCTGGTCATGTTGGTGGAAAAATGTATGATATTAAAGATGAAATAGGTTATAAGATATTGACTGGTAATGTTAAGTATTCAGCTTCTGCTATCTACAATACAGATAAATACGATTTGGATTTCTCGTGAATAAGATATTAGTAATAGCAACTGGTTGGCATTTCAGTTCTCATTTTTATGAGAAAATGGCACAGCAGATTGTGCCCGATGGTTGGGAAATAGATTACTATTGTGTAGCTCACAGAACGCCCGAAGATGAAAATACAATCAAAGAAAAAGATAATGTAAGAAATTTAAATGATGGTCATTTTTTAAATGAGTTAGATCAGATGATGTACATACACCCTATCACTACAAAACAAATAGAAGATTTTGGTTGGGAATTTATGTTAGAAGAAAACACTGTGGGTGATATGGAGTGCTTTAATCAATGGTCTGAACACTATGATTACAGAGAATATGATTTTGTTTTAGTTACACACGATGATAATTTCATACTATCAGATGAATTGTTTACTGATATTGTCGGTGGTGTTGAAGTTTATAAACCAATAGAAGAAAGTAGATATGGAGCTCATCAATTTAATATAGAGTCGGTTAAATTAGATAATAATTGGTTATTTTTAGACAATGGTTATACTGAAAGTTTACCAAAAGCCTTTACACCACGTGGCTCTTTTAGTTTCTATAAGAAAGAACTTATAGATATGTTACCTAATAATAAGTTTAATATGTATGAAAATGGTGGTTATGGTATTGTAAATCGTAGTGGTGAAACTTCTAGTGCCGGATATGATGGTATAAAAGCTTGGAATACGCATGCTGGTACATTTAGAGACTTTTTATATGAGGGTAACTTAGTTGATAGCACAAGATGGCTCTCTGATATGAAAAGGGTTAGTAAATATTGTATTGAGGGTGAGAGGGGATTTGTAAGTAATCACAGAGCTGGTGAGAATTATTTGTCAAATGTTCAAAAACAATTAAAGGATTTGAAATGGATATAACACAGCCGATAATTCACGATAGACATATAGTGAAACAAGCTATGGAACAATTAATTCAAAATGGAACTGATGAGTTCCAAAAGCCTGATAACCTAACAATAGTTACTTGTAGAAATGAAGGAACATTAGCGGATAGGATAATACCACATCTATCGGGCTATGAGGAGCAATCCATATTAGAAAGAAATATGGAGTATTTGGGAATGGAATTGGTTGTTCTAAAAGATGCCAGACTTCCGTGGAGAAATACATTTAAGTTTGAAATGTTACACAATTATTTAAATTCTGGTGATTGTAAAACAAAGTATTTTATGTGTTTAGATGCTATAGATGTCATATGGGTGGATGAACCACAGAGGGTGATTGATATATTTCGCTCATACGACTGTGATGCTCTTTTTATGTCCACACACTCTACCGATGGTTATAACTGTATGCCAAATGTAAAGAAGTGGGTTGATACCATAAATGTTAGAGGTAGGTATTTAAATAGTGGAGTCTACATAGGTAGAACCTCTTTTGTAAAAAAAATGATACAAGAAGCTATGAAATATGCTTTACCACATGGGGTAACTATGGATGATTATAGAGATTATTTAAGTAGTCAACCAAAGGATTATCCAAAGGGTTCACAAGACCAAGATATATTTAGGTATATAGAAAAAAAGTTTTATCCTCAAATTAAAGTTGATTACGATAATAAAATGGCATTTAGGAGTTAAAATGAAAGTATTGATAACAGGAGGAACTGGGACTGTAGGTAAATCTCTTATCGCACAGAACGACAATGAGTATGTCAGTATCAGTAGAAACGAAGAAAATATAACCAATCTAAAAAGAGAGTATCCAAGTGTTAAATGTTATATAGGTAATATTGAAGATAAGTCTTTACTGTTAAGAGTATTTAAAGAGGTAAAACCAGATGTGGTAGTCCACTCAGCTGCTATGAAACATATCGATTTGATGGAGCAGAATCCTATTGCTGGTTGTAACGTAAATGTTATAGGTAGTTTAAATGTAGTAGAGGCTAGTATTATAAATGATGTGCCAATAACCATTGGTGTCAGTACAGATAAAGCTTGCTTATCAGAGAGTGTCTATGGTGCTTCAAAGTATCTGATGGAAAGAGTCTTTATGAATAGTAATAACAATAATGGTAGTAGATTTGCTTTGACTAGATTTGCTAACGTGGCTCATAGTAATGGTTCAGTATTACCATTTTGGTTAAAGTTAAAATCAGAAGGTAAACCACTTAAACTTACAGACCCAAAGATGAACAGATTAATATTTACAAAAGAAGATGCTGCTAGTTTAATTAATAGAACTATTGATTTTACTAAAAAATATGGTGGTGGTTTTGTAAAGTCGTATAAGATGAAATGTGTGAATATGTTAGATTTAGCTAAAGTAATTTCTAATGACATAGAGATAGTCGGTAAGAGGCCTGGTGAAAAAAGAGATGAGGATTTAATATCTGAAAGAGAAATAGCTCGTACTTTTATTTATGATGATGACATACATATAAAAGCTGAAAAGAATACTGAAGTAAATAGATTATTTGAACCATATAATTCAGCTAGTGCTGAAAAAATGAGTTGGGAAGAAATGTTGGAGATGGTTAATAAATGTTAAAAGACTATAAAATAGCTTGGTTTACTGAAGGTGGTTGGCAAGGTAAAGTTGGATTGGACAATCCTAATATGAGAAATGATGTGTCCACTAAGTATGTTTTAGGAGCTGAACATTACCCTATATTTCAGATATCGGAGGTGCTACAGCACTTTGGTGAGAATCATTTTGATTTTGGTATCGTAACCCTACCTAAAACAAAGACAGAAGAACTAATGAAGTTTGATATGATAGGTAACTTGAAGAAGTTGTGTAAGAAAACCATATCAATGCAAGAAGGTCCTCATTGGTTATTTCAAGACTACACAATGGAACAACAGATTTGGTGGTTTAATGCCCTCACAGAGTTTGATATGTTATTTGCTCACAACCACAAAGATGTAAATTATTATAAGGGTATTACAAATAAACCTGTACATAAGATGCCGACACTAATGTTAACCGAAAAGCTAAATATAGTTTCTAAATACGATACCTTGGTGGATGAGTATGGTGATTTGCCAAGCCCAAAGGCTTATGAAGAGGATAAGGCAATTATCGGTGGTAATATGGTAAGATGGTATGGTGGTTTTGATTCTTATGTAATCGCACAAGAGTTTGATATGCCAATATTCGCTCCATCAATGGGTAGAAAAATAGATAGAGAAGATGAGATGGATATACAACATTTACCTTATATGACTTGGGTGGATTGGATAAATAATTTAAGCCAATACCACGTAGGTGTTCATCTGATGCCAACTCACGCTGCTGGTACATTTGCATTGAATTGTGCATTTCACGGCATACCTTGTATTGGTTATGAGGGGTTGGATACACAAGAAGAACTTCATTCGGAACTAACAGTAAAAGATGGTGATTTATACTCAGCTAAACTATTAGCTAATAAATTAAAAGATAATGATTTTTACGGAGAGTGTAGTTTTTCAGCTAAAGAAAATTATATTAAATCGTTATACAATGAAAAGAATTTTGTACCTTACATAACAGAAATATTGGAGTCTTTAAATGGATAATAAATTGCAAGAATTATTGACAATCACAATGGAAGAATGTGGTGAGTTGATTCAAGCATGCAGTAAAGCAATTCGCTGTGATACATACTATGATAATGATAAATTATTGGAAGAAGTTGGTGATGTTCAACAGATGATAGAGCTGATGCACGATTATGATTTAATTAGTTGGGAAGATGTTCAAGTCCGTATGAAGTTAAAAGAAGAAAAATTAAAGAAATGGAGTAAGTTATATGAGTGATGATAGAATAATAAGTTTTATCCAGCCGAGCAGAAATAATTTAAAGTATTTAAGATGGAGTTATAATAGTATTCGTAAAAACTTAGGATACAGACACGAGATATGTTGGGCTGATGATTTCTCTGATGATGGAACTTGGGAATGGATGCAAGAAACAGCAAAGAAAGATGGTAATATCAAAATACATAGAAATGAAGGACCTACAAGATTAGGACATACAATATTATATGATACGTTAGTTAAGATGGCTACGAGTAATGTTGTTATGATATATCATGCTGATATGTATGCTTGTCCTGGTATGGATGAGGCTGTATTAGATAAATTAACTAAAGGTAGTGTTGTATCTGCTACTAGAATAGAACCACCATTACATCCTGATGGGCCAGAAAAGGTATTAGTAGACTTTGGTATAGAACCTGAAGAGTTTGATGAACAAGGATTATTGAGTTGGATAAATGAAGAGCGGCCAGAGAAATATACACGGGGTATATTTGCACCGTGGGCTATACACAAAGAGGACTTTCTCGCTATAGGTGGGCATGATCCTTTATATGCTCCACAATCAAAAGAGGACTCTGATATATTCAATAGGTTTGTATTGGCTGGATATGAAACAATTCAGACTTGGCAAGGGTTTGTATATCATATGACTTGTAGAGGTAGTAGATTTAAGGATGGGGCTATGAGGAATCCTGCTGGTCAGGTCTTTATGAAAGGTAGAGAATCATCAGAGTGGCTAGCTCAGAATCTAAGGAGTACAAGAAACTTCATTCGTAAGTGGGGACATATGGTTTTACATGATGAGTATCTTAAACCAATAGTGCCACCAAAATACGATGTAGGTTTTGTGGTTGAGAATTGTGATAATAATATGTTAAGAGAGTTAGAACCTTGGTGTTCTGATATGTATGGTGATTGGGTTGGACATAAGGGATTTGGTGTGAATAAATACATCGAAGAGGAACAACCAAATACAAAGTTTAAATTAAGTAACAAACTACATTCACATCATACAAAACCAATTAATGATATAGTGATTAGTTTCGATGCTCAAAAGCTTACACCACAGAACTTTCAAATAATTGTAAATATGTCTGAAATGTTAAGCGATAGCGGCGAGATAGGTGAGATGGAATATGATATATTTAAATTCAGTATAAATTCATTGAACACATATGAAAAGGAGTTGATAGTATGCGAGTCTTAGTAACTGGTGGAGCTGGGTTTGTTGGTACTAACTTAATAAAGAGGTTGTTAAAAGATGGTCATGAGGTTATTTCGGTAGACAATTACTCAACAGGTAAAAAAGAAAATGAACAAGAGGGATGTAAATATTATCATAAAGACTTGTCAAATAAAATTTGGTGGGCTTTATGGGATGAGGATTATTGTGAGTGGTCTTGTGATTGTCAGATAGAACCAGTTGATATAATATATCACCTAGCTGCTCTACCAAGAATTGTTCCATCATTTGAAAACCCTGTTGATACATTTAAAGCAGGTCCTTTAGCAACAATCAATGTATTGGATTGGGCTAAACATTCTCATACGCCGGTAATATATGCTGGATCATCATCAGTTACAGGTGATGTTTATGCTAATCCTTACACATTTACCAAGTGGCAAAATGAACATCTATTGGAACTATATAATAAACTATTTGAAGTTCCAACTTCTATTTGTAGATTCTATAATGTGTATGGGGAACATCAAGCAAGTGAGGGTAGTTATTGTAATGTGTTGGGTATATTCCAAAGACAATTCAGTAATGGAGAACCACTAACCATTACAGGTGATGGTGAACAACGAAGAGATTTTACCTATGTGGGTGACATTGTTGATGGGCTAGTTAGATGTGGTGAAGCTCATTTAGATGTTTGGGGTAATGGTGATGTTAATGGCCAATCATTTGAATTGGGTAACGGTAATAATCGTTCTATCAACGAATTAGCTAAAGCATTCGGAGATTATCCTACAGAGCATATTGAAGCTAGGCCAGGTGAGATGAGAGAGACTCTAAACACAGATACTAAAGCTAGGGATGTATTGGATTGGAAACCAAATGGGGACATCATAAAATTTATTAAAGAAAACTACATTTTAAAAAAATGACATACTATATATTATTAGACAACGATTCCATAGAAGATATATGGGATGAAAACATTTTAGGAGAAGAATCCTTTGAAACGTTTTATACAGGTAATGGTTTTAAGGCTTTAAATAACATAGTTGTAAGACAACCCGAATTATTAGAAACTGTAACTATTGTAGATGAACAAAAAAGAACATACGAAGTGTCAGAGTTTTTGGATTTAATTACAAAATGGAAAATAATGTCTTGACTTGTATAGTAAAAGTTAAGTATATTTAGGAGAAGATAAGATGGCAACAGACTATTTAGAATGGGAAGAGCTTGAAGAAGAAACCTACGAAGAAGTAGTTAAGAATAAAAAGAAACCAAAGAAACAAAAGAAAACTTGGAAGGAAGTAAAAGCGAATGAGCAAACTAAAAGGAATAAAAAAACTGGTAAGTTATGGAGTAATCAACCTAATAGGATTTAGCCTATTCATAGGATGTGAACACAATAATCCGTTTGGTCCTGTAGTAGAATATAATGAACAATTAGAAGAGATATCTCCTATAACTTTTAGTTTAGATTCTCGTTTAGAGATTGATGCTAACGGTTATCATCACTTAGATGTAGACACATCAAGCTGGCAGACAACACATAGAATAAGTGGTAGTGTGAGTAGAGATGGTAATCCGGTAAATGTTGTTAAGTTTGTATGGTCTAGTTCTCACTATTGGATAATAGGAGATAATTTTGGTTATGTTATAGCTAACAATGGTTTAACTGATGATATGACATATGTTGGTTACGATACAACATTTATAAATTGGTTTGGTGGTAATGAAGTTCCTATAGTAAATGGTTCATCTTATAGTAGAGAGGATGGTGAGATTAATATTATGGTGGCTCCTGTAAAAACTATGATTGGAGATACAGCGAAGATATTTTATGGTTACCACGACAATTGGACGGGAGAAGAAACCTTTGGGAACTTTGATTTAATATTTGATTAAGGAGAGGCAAATGAAATATGTGTTGGTTAATAAATTAGATGAGATAGTAAGTAAAGTTGATTTACCTGATACTGCCGGTAGGATTGGAGCTCATACATACTTCAAAGGAGTTAAACAAATGCCAGATGATGATGAATTTGATAAATTGTGGCGAGTAATGACAGAAGATGAATGGAATACTCAATTTAAATTAGGTCTAAAAGACAGACAAATGGGTAAAAGAAAATATGAGTGGTGGAAGGATATAGGAGAGGATGGCTCGGAGTTGGATATATAGATATGAAAGATTTAACAGAAGAACAACAAAGAGAATTAGAGATACTAGCAATTGAGATGGAAGCTGAGGCTATACAAATGAAAATAGACTATGAACAGAATCCAACTCCATTAGAGGAAAGCGGCAGTATTATAGTGGTACACGAGAATGCTGATATTCTAAATGAAGATAAGACAAATGCAGAAAAATTAGCTGAATGGAATCCCGACCCATTGGATTTACCTGATATTGATGAGGAAGAATGAAATATGTAGATACCTCAAAATTATCGGTTAGGGAAATAGATAGAAAGGTTGCTAAAAGTATGGTGGTTAAATACCACTACTCTAAACAATGGACTAAATGTAGTATAGCTTTAGGGTTATATTACACCACAGGTAATGAACACCAATTTTTTGATGAGCCAGAAGAGAAACTAATCGGTACAATATGTTATGGTGATCCGATAGGTAGACATTCAGGCGCTTCGATATCAGCTGCTATACCAAGAGAAAATGTATACGAATTAGTAAGACTATTTGTGCATGATGGTTATGGAAGTAACGTTGAATCGTATCTGATAGGAGAAGGCTTTAATTGGTTAAAGAAGAATAGAAAAGATATAAAGGCTCTCATATCATACTCAGATCCCCAACAAGGTCATGTAGGTACTATATACCAAGCAACCAATTGGTTATATCAGGGTAATAGGATAAGACCAAATGACAGTTGGTTATTTAAATGGGAAGAGGATGGTAAATGGCAACATGGTAGAACTATATTTCCATATTATGGAACAAACAACATAGAAAAGATGAAGAGCTTGGTAGAGAAAGATTTTTGGGTAAAGAAGGAGTTGAGAAAACATAGGTATGTGTATCTGCTCGGTACTAAGAGAGAGAAGAGAACGGCTACACAGAATCTAAAACATCCTATATTTCCTTATCCTAAAACAGCGGATATAATGGAACCAGAAGTAATAAAGGTAAAAGTTTATAATAACAAAACAGGAGTAAATCATGGATGAAAAAACATCAAATCAGCTTATTAACCTTCTAGCGTCAATAGAAAAGAAATTAGATATGATTGTTAAAATGTTGAGTGTAAAGAAAGAGAGTGAGTAGTGGATTTAACAATAATCGGCTGGGTATGGTTAGGAATAATAATTGGGGTATTGGTTGGTGTCACTGTTTCAGCATTCGGAGCTAGTGCTAAGATAGGCGACTTAGAGAGAGAAATATTTCATCATATAGCTATAAGGGATGCTCTTAAAGAGGAGATATTCAGACTAGAGAATCAGAGTAAACCACAACCTCGCAAAAAAAGAAACTTGAAAGTTAAATCAATAAAAGTTGGTGATTAATTAAATTGTTGTATATTTATTAATAAGTTAAAAAACTGCAGAATATAACTTAAATGGAGATCGAGTAGTGAATCAAAATGACCGTAAGGAATTTGAGATTGTTCATTTAAAGATAGATGAACTCAAAAACAACTTAGAGAAAATGCAAATAGATATGGAAAAGGCTCATCTTAAAACGGATGACAATCTAAGATTCATTAAGGAAAACCTATTCAATCCCAACGAAGGACTATGGGCTGAGACAAAACAAAATACCCAATTCAGAGAATCCGCTAGTAAGTGGAGAGGAATGATTGGGGCTGGTTTTATAGGATTGTTTTTCAAACAATTATACGATTTATTCAAAATATAATATCAGTAAATACATATATATTAACAGAGGGTGTCAATGGCGGGAGACACCGAAAACGCGTGTGAATACGTGTGTCGCTTAATATCATTGACACTAAGGTAAAATCTACTATCGTAGATTTCACCAGATAGTAGTACTTAGGTAACGGATAAGCGGCTCCTCCGTATAAGGTAAACTCTTCATTGGAGTTCGGTTATCCATAGGAGAAAGAGTTATGTCAGAAGCCCAAGAATCTTACATTAGAAGCCAAGCAATATTGATGATTGCTAGGAACTACCAAAAGCCCAATTTAATCAAACGGATACTAACCAGGTTCAACAGATGCTTAGAACAATTTTCATAGCATCGCTAACCTTGGTTGCTTGTACCCAAGCTCCAAACGGAGCCATAAACGTCCATAGGCCGTTGGTACACGGTATCAACCCAACCGACTATCCCCTACTCGGTCACGATGATGTTTCCCACAGGTATGGGAAGAACCTACACAACGTAATCTTTCCAAGACACAACCAGCGGCTCACCCTATACTGTTCAATCCATCGTCAATGGGAGGACGTCAGATCGGTGTACGGTAAAAGAAAGAAGGATGATTGGGGATACCTACATCACATCACGAGGAGTAAGAGAAACTAATCAATTTCTAACAAAAAAGCTTGTGATATTTTAAATTAATTGACTATATATAGTCGTGAAGTTAAGTAGGATGCTTAACCGATTAATTAATTAAACAAAAAGGCTCGGTACGCTTAAAAGATATCGGCTTGGGAGAAATAAAAATGAAAATACAGCTGGTGCTAATGTTATGGGGCTCATTGGCAGCCCAAAATCTTTTATCCGATGGGATTAACAAACCAATGGAGAAGGGAAGTCAATACCCCAAACTACTAAACGATTTAAACCTAGACTCAATATCATACAACACATACGATACAGGTAAGATAAATGTCTCATTCGAGGTAGATACTACAGGTAAGGTATGTAACCCACAGATAACAGATACATTCAATATAAAATTTAATGATGCTGTAATAGATGCAGTGGAAAGGTTGGAGTTCATTCCAGCCCTTCAGAATGGAATACCGGTTCACGTGAGATATGTGCTTCCGATAGTATTTCAGGTAGATTAAGTTCAAGGTGAAGGGGAGTGTTAAGCCGCTCCCCTTCAATTCATTCCAAGATAAATATAAAACAGCGATATTCACAGAATTAGAGGGGCTCCTGACTATTTATTATAGTAACGGATAAGGGGAAGCCTTTTGAAATCATTACCGATTAAGCGGCTAATGGTTATAATATCATACTTCATATACAATGTGTTATGTGGAGTAAACATATATCAGAACCTATTTGATATAACTCTCATCGTACTACTACTAACAATCTCGCATATATGGTGGAAGATAAGTTAACCCACCACAACCCACTTTTTGACACCCTTACCTACTTATTACATAATACACAGGATTAAATGGGTATCAGTTATAATTTTATATAACACGCGTATGTCGTTATGTCACACTTTGTAGACCCATTGAAGTGATATTATCGGTGTGTCAAAATGTCATAATAGGAGCTTTCTATGGCTAAATTAAGCAAAAGTAAGATAGTTTGGGCGATTAACGAAACTCAGTCGATGAAACAAGCGGCTAAGTTATTAAATGTCGCTTACAATACCTTTAAGAAGTATGCCAAGCTATATGAGGTATTCCAACCTGTGGAGTCACAGAAAGGAATTAAGCATACTACCACCGGTGGGCATAAGCCGACTGAGCTAGAAAGAATATTTGCTGGTAAGAACCCTAATTACTCTACTACCAAGCTATTACACCGCTGTTTTCGAGAGGGTTATCTTAAAGAGGAGTGTTGCAACTGTGGTGAGAGCAGATATAGAGCATCTGATATGAGTAAGCCGCTTATGTTGGACTATATGGATGATGATTTCAGCAATAAGGAGCTGATTAACCTCAGGGTATTGTGTTTTAACTGCTTTTTCATCATGAAAGGGCAGCGATTAAAGGTGAAACAGCCTAAGAATGTCCGACAATTCAAGAAAGCAGTAGGTAATTTATTTTCTTCTGAGTAGCTAATCCAAGCATATCGTTAAGTTAATCAAAAACAACCTGGAATTTACACATATTTGAGGTAATAGTCAAGGTTTATTTTAAATGAATCGTGGATTTAAACCAGGCTGGGTTAACATCGTGCGACTGGGCGCAGCGATATAGGTTAGGATGAGCTCGGTAGCTTACAATATCCCATAGCAACATTATCTGTTCCAGCCGTTAACGCTTCACCAGCGTAATAACCAATAAAAAAGTTAAAATAAATGAAAAAAAGACTTGACTCATGTGCGCTTTTATGTGTATATTTAGGTGTTGAGAGAGAACAAAGACACTCTCAGAAGTCTGAAAGGTGCTGAAAATTGGTGTGCCGGGGGTTCAAATCCCCAACTGAGTAAGGCGATGGGATGAAGGCTGATGATAGAGAGCTAATCACTCTCTTAGGTAAGTGGCGTCAGAGGACAAAAGGGAGTGATTACCTGAGTAGTCCGCTAGTATGGCTGGGGAGTTCGATTCTCCCCCATTCTACTATGTGAAAAAAATTAAAAAAAGACTTGACTTGTATGGCAATTAATGAGTATATTTAGGCATGAGTTAGAGAGATAAAATAAAGAATTAGAGGGAACTAGGGTTAAGAGCCACTGTTCACCGTCCTGGCGATAGAGTCGGTGTCTGGAGTTCCCACTAAATTTTAGCGGTACGCTAAATAATATTTAGCTAGACAATATTTATAGGTATACAGATAAAGGAGCATACCAATATGGAAAAATTCGATCCAAACAATGTAGCTATGAAGGTGTTAGAGGTGGTGGAACAGGAGATGATAATGATGTGGCTGGACGACAAGCACATACCGAAGCTTATAAAGGAAGATGTGGAGTTCGTCAGGACCATAGTATCAGCCGTGATGCTGGAAAGACACTACTGGATGAACTTTATGGAGGTAGGGGAAGCTTAGTGACAGAATGACATACCCATGGCAATTGCTCGTGAATCGCCAAAGTATGACAAAGTGTCACGTCGCTCATACCTGTTTTTAAATAGAGACTGGTTTTTGCTTCCTATAGAAATTGATACTTTTACGGTATCGTAGACGATAAAAAATAAACAGCGTAGTACAAGTAATACAAAAGGACTTTACTTCTTAAAGGGAAACTACTATGGCAGATGACAATTGGGATAAGTTAAATAAGCTAACCAAAGCAACCAATAGGAGCAGCTTGGAGAAGAAGGTAGGTAAGATTTCAAAGGTTATATCAGATCCTGATATGTACAATGTAAACATAGCTAGTAGGGAAAAGTTTGAGGAGTTGGAGAAGCGTATGGTTGAGCTTGAGGAGTTGGTTGTCAAGCTTAATAAGAGGATAGATGGGTTAAGCTATCTGGTTAAGAAGAGCATTTAATATAATAAAGATAAAAGGAGTTATAAGATGAAGAGGTTGTTTAGTGTGATACATGTGGTATTGGTTATAGTTACGTTTATGTTCTGTACCGCTAAGGGGCAGTATAAGATAGAGATGGTGCCTTATAGACTGGTACCGGCTTTTGATGAGGGTTGTCACCTTGAGATAGAGATTATCAGGCCGGTTGCTTTGAATGGTTTACCTGTTATATATTCAATTGAGCTGGAAGAGGTTATTATAGATAGGATAGTTTTTGAGACCACGAATCAGTTTGCTAAGAATGAGGTATTTACCATTGACAATAAGCACTATTATTTATTAAGGATACCGTACACAGGGGTTGATTGGAATTAATTTAAAAAAACTTTAAAAAAGACTTGACTCGTATTGCATTTTTGCCGTATATTATGGTATGAGAAATGAGAGATTAATAAACAACTTAAAAAAAGGAAATAAGTAATGGCTTATATGAATCAAGAAAAGAAAAAGAAGTTAGCTCCAACCATTAAACAGGCTTTGAAGAAGCATAATATGAAAGGAACTCTTTCTGTTGATAACTATTCTACCCTCAGGTTGACGCTTCAATCTGGTCCTATTGACTTCAAGTATGTTGGTCAGGATGGTAGGACTATCAGAAACATAAATGAGTATTGGTACAAAGACCACTTCGCTGATAATGCAGAAGCTCTTGCCTTTCTAAGTGAGGTCATCCCAGCGATGAACAATGGTAACCACGACAACTCAGATATAATGACAGACTACTTTGATGTCGGTTGGTATATCTCCGTTAACCTTGGTAAGTGGGATAAGCCTTACGTTGTAAATAATTAAAAAAAGTCCTTGACTTTATCGGTTATTCTGTGTATATTTAGTTGTGAATAAAAGGAAAAAAATGATGAACTTAGTTAGATTAGAAAGTATCGGAACTGCTTTAAATATGAAAACCGGAATGACTCACCCAATAAATGCTGATGGAACTATCGACTTTGACGAGGGAATGGCAGAACACATTCTTTATGACACAGGTGGTTTTGATGAGGATGGTTTTGAGTTGTATGACTTGGCTGATACGGCTGATAGGACAATCATCGAAGAGTATTTAGAAACAACAAAGTAAAAGGAAAGTATATGACAATAAATCAAATATTACAAGAAGCAATAGAGAAGCCGGAGAACTGGTTTACAGAAGGACCTTTTAGGGGTGGTGTTAATTGGAACTATATGGATGCCGATTTGTGGTGTCATCCTGATGCTGGTGGTTTTACCGATCAAGAGTTGTTTGATGGGTTTGAAGCGTGGGCTAAGGATAATGACCCGATGCCTGAAATCTCTAACGCTTGGAGAGATTCGATTAATGGATAAAAAGGTTTACGGGTCTAAGTTGATTAATAAGATTCGTATATCCCAAGAGAAGAAGATTAAAGCATTACAGATAGCTATGTGCCGCTGGGGTGATAAGTTTTCTAATACTACTGAGTATGATAAGGTTAACTGGAGAAAGAATTTTACCTCTGTATTAAGGATGGAAGGTCACCTATCGTCCGGGCTTAATAATGTTCTTAACAAAGAACAGAAAAGATTAGCTAATGAGCTATACAGAAAATATTTAGGATTCGTAAAATAGTGCTTGACTTGTATGGCATTTTATGAGTAAATTCTTTGACTATGGTGACGATGAACCACAATGGTTTCATATTAAGGCTAGGGATATGGATATCTATAAGCCTGATGGTAAGGTTATTACATTTTGGTTATGGGGTGATTCAGAGTCGCACATTAGACAGATATTAGGTAAGAAAAACATAAAGGATATTGAATGGATAAAGAAAGAGAAGCCATCGTTTGCGTAAGTTGTGATAATAATGTATCAGAGGATAGATATAAATTAGGTTACACAGAATGTTTGGATTGTAGTTCTACAGAGAAGTATGCATCCCATACAGTATACCCACATAAGACAGGTGGGTATATCCAACCTATGTCAGCTGAACAGTCTAATAATATGAAGCGCTTGGATAGACGAGCTGCTGGTGGTACTACTCGTAAAGCAAAAGGTATCGTATCGGATAAGTCTTGGGATAGGTGGTTAAAGGGGTATTACACTAAGAAAGAGGATAAGCCAAAACACATTCCCAAACCTACACCATTACCCATTTACATTCCTATTCGGGAAGCCATGCAAGAAGTTATTGATAGATATGATAGTAGAGGTTATCAAGCAGCGTATGAACTTACACAATCGTTGTACACAAGCGATAAGATTTCACTAACCGTTAAATCCAAAATCACCAACGAACTTACCTCGTTACAAATGATGTCTACCAAGCAACGAAGATGGATAAAAAAATTATGATGTTTAACAAATTAGGCCACTATTTATTTAAGAGAATCAACAAAGACCAAACAGCTTTAAACAAAATAAGACCACAAAATATGGTTGGGTTATACATCAATTCAAAAGACATACAAAGATACATTAACGATTATTATAATTATGGTATAGATTATATGGGTGACGATAATATGTCATCAGAAGATTTTATTGAATCACAAATAAACTCACCAGGTGAAGAACATTATTGGGATGAGCCTGATGGAAAGGAAAGTTAAATGCAGGAAGGTAAAATGAATATGGGCTATGCTTGTATTAATATGCAACTGAGTTATCCACAAAAGTATGGTGGGCAGGAGAAGGGAGTAAAACCAATCACTACAGGTCGTAGTATGATTAAGAGAACCTTTGAATCTAAGGGTTTGGATTATGCTAGTGAACTAACCTTACAGAATTGTAAAGACTTGGGAAAGATTATTGATTGGAATATTCTCAATGGATACAAAATTTTTCGTGTATCTTCAGGCTTAGCTCCTTGGAAATCAGAGTATAATTGGGCAGACTTGAAAGACTTGGATGAAATTAAGATGTATTTACATTCTGCTGGTGTTAAGGCTAAGACTCATAATCTAAGAATTACATCCCATCCAGGTCCTTTCAATGTATTGACTTCACCACACGAACACGTTGTTGATAATTGTATCAATGATTTGTCGATGCATGGTGATGTATTCGATATGATGGGATTGTATCATAGTCCATACAATAAGATAAATATACACATCGGTGGAGCTTATGGAGATAAACAATCAGCTATGAAAAGATTCTGTAAGAACTTTAAGAGGTTACCGAAATCAGTAAAGAGTAGGTTAACTGTAGAGAACGATGATAAGGCTTCTATGTATTCTGTTAAAGACTTATATTACGGAGTTTACAACCGTATTGGCATTCCTATTGTTTTTGATTACCATCACCATAAATTCTGTACAGGTGATTTGACAGAAGAAGAAGCCTTATGTATGGCTGTTGAAACTTGGGGAGATATAAAACCGGTTGTTCATTATTCAGAAAGTAGAAGTAAAGAACAATTAGATGAATCGATTAGACCACAAGCTCACTCTGATTATGTTATAAATAAAATAAATACATATGGTCATGAGTTGGATGTTATGGTTGAGGCAAAGGCTAAGGAGTTAGCGGTTGAGAAATACAAAGAGTTATATTTATAAATAAGGAGAATAATATGTGGAAAGATCCTGAAAAACATTTTTTGGTTCAAGGTAAACAACTTAATATGATTATAGCAACTTTACAAATGGTTAGCGATAAGTTTCCTGATATTGGATCTTTTAATAGGTTTATTCAAAATCTAAAAGATATGAGAGCTTATAATGATATGTTAGATGAGTTTATATTTGGTGACCAAAATACAATGCCAGATGAAAACAAACCTGTTGGAGAAAGAGATTCCATGACCTTAGATGAAATGGTGGCTGATTTAGAACTAAGGTTTATGAATAAAAAAGACGAGGATGAAGATGGAGAAGATTGATCACATAGCAATAGTAGTTACAAATATAAATCATGGAGTTAACTGGTATAAAGAAAATTTCGATTGTGAGGTAAGCTATCAAGATGAGAGCTGGGCTGAGCTACAATTTGAAAATATAAAACTAGCTTTGGTATTACCGCACGAACACCCAGCCCACATAGCATTTGTAGATGAAAGAGTAATAAACGGAACTAAACATAGAGATGGTTCTGAGTCGGTATACGATCACGATACATTTGGTAACATCATAGAGAGAATAAAATATCCAAAAAAAGATAAATAAAACCTTGACTTGTATAACCTTTTATTTGTATATTCACATATGACAAATGAGGAAAAAATGAAAAAAACAGTAATTTTTGATTTAGATGGAACTCTTGCTAATATTGATGTTAGGAGAGATAAGTCTCTTAAAGCTAATGGTAAGTTGAATTGGGATATATTTGCTTCTCCTACTTCTATTATGGATTGGGATACACCAAATGCACCAGTAATCAAAATGGCTCAGATGTTTCATAAAGATGGATTTAAGATTGTTATCTTTAGTGGAAGAAACGATAGAGGTTTCTTTGCTACTAGAGATTGGTTGAAGATACATAATGTACCATTTGACCTTTTGGTTATGAGACCAGATAAGTTTAAAGCAGACTCGTGGCCAATTGCTGCTGGTAATCCAGCCACACCTGATATGAGATTTATGCCAGATGAAATACTAAAGAAGGCTATGTTAGATACTTTCGTAGATATCGATGATGTTTTTCTTGTAGTTGACGATAGAGATAAGGTTGTGAAGATGTGGAGAGACTTAGGTCTTAATACTTTTCAAGTAGCACCGGGAGACTTCTAAATAATTTTGAGTGTTCACTAATGGTTCTCGAGCGCCGAACGCTAATAGTGCGTTCTCCACATTGGACAATAAGCGCCGCCATGGAATGTGGGTTAAGTTAGTGGCACTCAAAATTAATTTAAAAAAAACCTTGACACATATACTAATTCTTTAGTATATTCACATATGACAAAAAGGGAAAAAATAATGAATTTGAAAAAACATCTGAAGAAAGGTTCTTATAGTATTTGGGTAAATAAGAAGAGTGGTACTATTCATCATGTTTCTGTAGATGAAGGTTATGATGGTAAACCCAAACTTTTTAATTCTACTCTTAATCTACGATATGAGAGATGTTATTTTTTTAGAGGTGATGCTGTTGATAGGTTCTTAAAGAACTATGATTTTGTTTGTGTTAATCCAACTGATGAGTTTTGGGTTAATGTATTGGCTAACAAGAAATTAAAGAGTGAATATTCTTGGGGTTTGAAAACCAAAGGTAGACTTGGTATTACTAAGGATGAATTTTTTAACAAAGTAAAAGGAGAAGCATAAATGACTTATGTTTATGAATATGTTGTCGGTAATGACAATGTTAAAGTAGAGTATTGCCATAGCAGTATTACAGATTCAATCAAGGTGGTTGATATGTGGGTTAATGGTAAATTTCATAGGACTAATTGGATGAGTCCAGAAGGTAATAAGAGTTTGATGACTAGGTTAGAGGATGATATGACGAATAGAATGTGTGGTGTTCCTGATGACGCTGTAATCGAACCATTTATGCAGAACCTAATGGCTGATGAAGAAGCCGATTGGTTAAATTCACAAGCTGAACTATCGATGGGGATATAAAATGAGTAAAGAAAAAATACTAGAAATGTTAATTGAGATAGAAGGTGAGCTGGATGACGCTTACTATTCTTTACCAGACTACAATGCTAACTCTGATTCACAGAGTTATATTGATGGTGCTCGGTGTACCCTTTATCATCTAAAGGATGAGATAGAAAAATCTATACTCAATGAAAAGGTAGAGATACCTGGCTTTGAGGGAACTATGGGAGCACTTGAAAATTTATGAATTTATTAGAAAAAATAATTGATACATTTGATGGTGAGATTATGGTAGATAACCAATGGCGTGTAGCTGGTTCTAATGGTAATCACTATACAGTAGAGTGGCATCCATTTCACGGACACTATAGTTGCGGTTGTAAAGGTTATGCTTTCAGAAAGAAATGTAGACATATAACAGAATTGAGTAATTCATTTAAAATTAATAACTAAGAGGTAACAATGAAGTATAAGATAAATGATGTGGTTGAGTTTAAGGCTAAATCACTTAATAGGGGTATGGTAGTAAAATTTGATGAAGAGTCAGGTTTGTATTCCGTAGAGCTGCCATCCGGTAGTATAATAAGGTGTACGGAACACTACATAACAGAACCTAAAGCTGTTGAGGAAGTGTAATGGTAGAGATACAAAAAAACAGTAGAGAGGTTATTCGTATAACTGAATCTGAATATGAAGGTCATAAGTTTGTAGACTTACGAATTTGGTATACAGATGGTGGTGAGTATAAACCTACAAAAAAAGGTATTTCATTCAACCCATCAAAAACAAAAGAAATAGTTGAAGGAATATTAAAGATAGCCGAATCCGGTGATTGGGATAATTTTTAGTGAGTAAACTATGGTGGGCTGTAGGAGCTCAAGCCATTGGTTCTATATTAGCATTTTATCAATTACAAGGACACTACGCCTTTCCCCAATATAAAAAGTTCTTTGGTAGTATGTGGTGGGTTTACTTAACAAGCATACCAATAGCACCATTATTCTTTTATGCTACCAAATGGTCTTATGAACACTTTGGTGCATTTTGGAATTTTAGATTGGCTGGATTTGGTATTGGTACAATTGTATTTGGTTTGATGGCTTGGTCTATATTTGGAGAAGTGCCAACCTTAAAAACTATTATCAGTTTAATGTTGGCTATGGCAATAATATTAATACAGGTAACAAATTTATGATAGCAGAATATTTTTTAATGGGTGTTATAGCACCATCTTTTTTAAACTTAATGCATTTGGTGTTAAACATTTATATAGTAGTCGCAAGAGGTAACTTACTGAGTTTAGGATTTACAGGTATAAGTTTTATAACTAAGACCATAGGTATGATATTCTTTACTTGGTTGGGTGTTTCTGTAATGGAGTTAGACTTTAGAATTTATGTTCCGATACTTACATTCTTTTGGTTCTTTTCACATTTGTGTGAAGCATTTGTAATACAACATTATATGGAACAAAATGTACCAGATTGGATAAAGAGGTTACAATTATAGATACATAAAACTTTAATTTTTTATATTTATTTACATAACAATAACGCGTTAATTGGAGGATAGTATTATGAAATCAATACTAACAGGTATACTTTCTCTTTTTATATTCTTTGGTACTGTACCAACTGTAAATGCTATGGACATGAACATGGCTGGGATGGAAGAAGTCAAGAAGAAGAAAAAGAAAGGTAAGAAAGTCGGTGCTAAAAAAGGCAAAAAGAGTAAGAAAGGTTTCTTCTCTAAAATCTTTGGGAGCAAATAACCATGAAATGGTTGATGGGTCACATTAAAGAAATAGTATTTTTTGGATTAGGATTTGTAGTGGGATTTCTGGTTGCAGGTTTTGCAGCTGCGAATGGTGCATTGACAGGTTTTTAGTGTGATTAAGTTACAAGAAATATTAGAAGGTACTTGTGGCTATGGTGTTGATGGTCAGCTAGGCGATGAGCCAGCTGGCCCTCATCTTTTGAAGAAGAAAAAATTTGATTTAGATGAAGCTTGCCAAAAAGGATATATGACACATCCTACTCGTAAAACAAAAGTTATGTTTGGTAAGAGATATAGGAATTGTGTAAAGAAAGAAGGAATTGATACTACAGTTACTTTAGAACAAGCTGGTATGATAGCTGACAACATATGTGAAAATTGTGGTGACTTTGCAAATGAGAACTTAAAGAAATGGTTTAGTGATAGGTGGGTTAATATCGGTAAAAAGAAAAAGGGCGGTGGTCATCCACCGTGTGGTTCAAGTGGAAAAAAAAGAGGGTATGCTAAGTGTGTTCCAGCATCTAAGGCTGCTGGGATGTCCAAAAAACAAAAAGCGTCAGCGACACGTAGGAAGAGGGCGGCTCAAAATAAAGCTGGTAGGGGCGGTACATCATCTATAAGTGGTGGTGGTAAGAAGCCAATCAGAGTAAGTACCAAACCAAAGAAGTAGGAGAGTGTAATGAAGTTAGAAGAATTAGTTGGTAAGTCAATTACAGAAGCTCAGTTTGATGAAGCCGCTGGTAAGAAGGATGCTTGTTACCATAAGGTTAAAGCGAGATACGATGTCTGGCCATCCGCTTATGCTAGTGGTGCTCTCGTAAAATGTCGTAAAGCTGGTGCAAAAAATTGGGGTAATAAATCTAAGAAAGAAGGGTTAGGTGATAAGTTTGGTAAAACCTTAAATAAATATAATAAGAAGAGAAAGAAGAATATGGATGCTCTCAAAAAATTAAAGAAGAAAAAACCAATTAGACTTAGAAGTAAATCAGGTATGGGTAAGATAAGTCATCTTGGTATGGAGTCTGTAGATGAAAGGGTAAATCCTGAAATGAAGAAGATATACAATCTTCTTATCAAGTATGGAAGTAGTGCAAAGGATGCTGCAGCTATGATTAAAAAGAATTTAAAATATGTAAATAAAGCATATAGTAATTCATCCCCAAGAGGTAAGACTATGGCACTTATAGGACTCCAATCTATGGGAGAGGGATACTCTATAAGAGATATAGGTCTTAGTCCATTTTTTAAAAAATTAAGCAACCACCAAAGACAGGCAGTAAGTATAGCTCTTGTGATGGGTGGTAATATGACAGGTGCTGTTAAGGCAATTGAAAAGATTAAAAAGGGATTATCCAAAGATAAGAAAGTAAAGAATGCTCTTAAAATGGCTAATGAAGGTTTAGATGATTTGAAAGCATTACCAAAAGACCTCAAAAAAAGTATGAAGAAAAAAAGAAATGAAGCTAGAGGAACTTGCTGGGTAGGTTACCAACAAAAGGGTATGAAAGACAAAGGTGGTAAGATGGTGCCTAATTGTGTAAAAGAAATTACAGAAATATTCTATGAGTCAGATGGTAAAGGTTACGGATATACATTTGAGCATATAAATGACGGTAAACTAAATGAGGCTGAATACCAAGGTAGAAAAGTAAAGCTCGGTAAGATTATGCAAGGTGATGCAAAGAAGTTTAAGGTGTATGTTAAGAACCCAAAGGGTAATGTTGTTAAGGTTAACTTTGGACAAGGTGGTAAGGCTAAGGGTGGAACTATGAAGATTCGTAAGTCTAATCCAGGTGCCAGAAAATCATTCAGAGCTAGACATAATTGTGATTCACCAGGGCCAAGACATAAAGCCCGTTACTGGAGCTGTAGAAAATGGTAAAATTAAAAGATATGATTAAAGATTTAGAATTAGGTAAAGTCTATACAGATAAAGATAGACCACCCTTTAAAGTAGAATCAGTAGTTGAAGCTATAACAAGAAGAGGGTTTATGGAAATAAAAGGACAAGCTAAATATCTAATGGACTCTGCTAAAAACCTAATGAGAGCTATAAAGAATCAAAACGATTTAACTACAAAAGAAGAAGTAGAATACATACATTCAAAATCAAAGCTTATGATGGATTTATTAAAGGATAAGAGATATAATGAATCTGTAAATGAACTTACAACAAACCAAGTTATCGCTACACAGGTAATGGTTGCTATGCAAAGATGTGATAAAATTATTAAAGACCTTATTAAAAACGATGTTGCTAAAAGAGATAAAAAGAAGGCTTTAGAACTTATGAAACTTTATAAAAAACATTTCGTAGAATTTTCAGCAAAGGCTAAAGCAGCTAATCCATTGGAAGATTAATTATGATAAAATTAAAAAAATTATTAACAGAAGCAACATTCAGAGTAACTTTTGATATAGAGGATGCGAAGTTGGGAAGATATACCACAGATGTCCAAGCTAAAGATAAAAAAGACGCAGAGAAAAAAGTAGCTGCAAAATTCGTTGGTGGTGAAAAGCTTATCACTAAAGGTAAGACTAAAAAGATTAAAGAATCCGTAGTTGAAGGTTCACAAAGAGATAGAAATAATTTAGCTCAACATATCGAAGATTTAAGTAATATGTTAAGTAATGCAAAAATTCTACAAAAAAGAAAAGATCCTAATGCAAAAAAGTATATAAAATTGATACAGCAAGATATTAAGGATGCTAAAAAGAAAATAGCAAAACTAAAAAATGAATCTATAAATGAAAACAAATCAGATAAAAAGACATTTGACAAAATAGTTAAAGCCTTAAAAGATATAAAGGTTAAGGCTACAATCCATCTAAATGATGAAGATAAGATAACTATAGCTTTGGGTAGAGATTATTTTAGAAAGAAAAATCCTGAAGGTAATGGTGATTTAAGTGATATGGTAGAAGATAGATTAAAAAAGGCCGGAATACAAAAAGGATATAATTTACCACCTGGAGTTGATATAATGGCAGATTCATCTGATATCGGAGATAGAAAATACACTAAAGCACAGCAAAATATAAGAGGTGGTGTTTAGCGTGATTAAACACCTAAAAGAAAATAAGGTAGGATATTTTGAACATTGGTGGAGAGCTATGAGGATAAGTTTAGCTCTATTCATTCATGCTTGGTTGCCAGATGTACTGAGTGATTATGCAACAAAAGAACTATGTGATGATTAAGTTAAGAGATTTACTTTTAGAAAAAAAGCTAAGAGTATTTGATTTTGATGACACTTTAGTAAAGTCTAACTCTAAGGTATATGTCGATAATAATGGAGTAAGAACAACATTAACTCCTGGTAAGTTTGCAGTATATAAGAAGAAGTCTGGTGATAAATTCGACTTCTCTGATTTCGATAAGGTGATAGAACCAAAGAAAATAAAAGCTATGTTCAGAGTATTTAAAAATATTTATAAAGCAAGTGGTAGTAGGAGATTAACTGTATTAACTGCTAGAGCTGCTTATAAGCCAGTCAAAAATTTTTTAAGAGATGTTGGGTATAGTGATGTATATGTAGTAGCATTGGGAGATTCAAATCCACAGAAAAAATCTGATTGGGTACAGAGTCAGATTGAAAATGGGTATGATGATATATTGTTTCTTGATGACTCACCAAAAAATGTTAGTGCTGTGAAAAAACTAAAATCAAAATATCCAAATATTAAAATGGATGCGAGGGTGGTTAAGTATGCTTAAACTAAAAGATTTATTACATATAAATGAGATGACATATAATAAAGGTCCTAAACCAAAGCACCAGAAGAGAATGGACTACCCCGTAACTATGTTTGAAGATTTTACTATGGAAGAAAATCCTTTTCCTGAGAATGGTAGTAAAGAAACACTATCTGAATTAAAATATTTAGAACAACAAAGCGTAGATAAAAAGTTTGTGGAAGAGCATGATGATGTTACTAAAGTTTTTAAAAATCTATTTGAAGATTTAGATTTAGAATTTAATAAAGAAGAAGCTGATGAGTTACTTAAACAATCTGCTAAGTACCTTATGGAACTGAAGTATAAATATAACAGACCAAGACCTTATCAGATAGCTGAGTTTTATCATATGGACGTTAGTAACTTCAATATGGATTCTATGAATACACCATCCTATCCAAGCGGCCACGCAACACAAGGTTACTTATTAGGTAAAATTTATTCTGAAAGGCATCCTGAATATAGAAAAGAATTTATGCAGCTGGGAGAGGATGTAGCTGAATCAAGAATAATTGCTAAAGCTCATTACCCATCAGACAAAGAGTTTGGTAAGAAACTAGCAGAGACATTATTTGATAATTTAATATAGAGGTTATATGAAAATACTACATCTTAATCTGTATCGTAAATACTTCGATGCAATTCTTAAAGGTGAAAAGACAATAGAATACAGAGATATTACACCATATTGGTCTAAAAGATTAGAGGGTAGGCACTACGATGTTATACAATTTAGAAATGGATATGCTAAGGTAGCGCCGGTGATGAT